TCGCCAAAAGACAGCAAAATACGCTGCAAGAAAAATAAACTGGCGATAATTAGCGCTGTGGTTTGGCTTGCAATAACAACAGACATTGCCAAACATGTCCCCATGAACCCGTCCCGCCGAATCGCCCGTGACTTACGCGCCTGCATTGTCGCAGGCCCGATTCTGCTGCTGATTTGGTTTGCACCAACGAAGCGAGCCGTACCCGATCGGGTGCGGCCCTCCCATGCTTCGGTTTTGACCAGAGCTATTTATCCGCTCGGTCGGTAACTATGACGGACACAATTGTTCTCGCTTGACTTCCGGAACAGAATTTCCGACCCTGGGTGTATGAAACTCTTCGCCCAAATGCTGCTTTGTGTTTTAGTCGGCCTATCGATCGGCTCCGCGATTTCGTGGGAGCGGCATCGTTCTGAACTGGTCGAAGTAAAGGTAATCCGCGTAGTGAAGAATCGCGAAGAGTCGACGATTCGGTTTGCCAATAACTCACTTCCGCACACCGTTGTTGAGTACAGGTACATGAGGCAATGGGCTGTTCCAGGTATCGCCGGTGAAGTTGGTGAAGCCATTTACGAACTGCCTCCAGCACAGCCCTAGAGTTCATTTTCCAAAAGCTGCCCATAGGCATAAACGTAATCACCTTGCAGCCACGAATACAGCGGATACGGAACTGATAATCCGCCGACAAGTGCCGTTCCAAATGCTCGTGACCAGATCGGGGCCGCCGTCGTCGAATTGAATGCTGCCAGTCCGCGAACTGTGGCTGCAGTAACGGTTTGCACTTCGATTTCTACGCCGCCCGTGATCTGCCCATCGTTGCGATATGTGAACCAGCCGAACGGAATAAAGCCGCTGCCGGGGCTGAACCCTGCGTCCGTAACAAACTCAATTCGCGGATTGCATTCGATCAACGCTTTTGGATCGTTCGCAACTGGTGCCGTCTCTCCACCGAAGTCAAGGATTGAACAGTTGCCAGAGCCAAGCAGGTTATTGAGTGCCGTTTCAATTTCTGCTTCTGTCGAATACCAATCGAGCCACGCGGTGTAATTCGTCCCCGGCATACGATCCAGCTTGAAGCGGAATTGTTGTGGCTCTGCAGATCTCGTCAAAGGCGACGCGAAAAACTTTCCGTAGACAGGGCTTTCCGTCGATGTGCCGATGAAGTCATAGTGCCAATTTCCAGAGACTGGGGTTCCGCCGAACGTGGTATAGATCGCTCCGCTGTCGGCCGCGAATGCTGCTGCACCGAGCCTGAATTCCGTGCCATCAAACCACGTATCGGCCCCGTGCGGGTTAATGTCAAAACGATTGTTTGACAGGTAGAAGTCTTGATAAACGATGTCATACGCCCACGAAAAATAATTGCTTGCGTCGCCATCGAGCATAGCTGTTAAAACACCATTGTCAGGCGGCGTGATCGAACCGAATGTTGTCATCAACTCCGTTCTCGCACCATCGGCAACAGCTATCTTGATTGCGGTTCTTTCTCTGACGCTGTCAAAGTTCTTCGCGTCTATTGGACAGATCACAAAACCCGCTTCGCATTGAATGACTTGAGGCATTGACATTGTTGCATTGCAATACGCCTGCCACTCGAACGTCCATTCTCCGCCGGCGATTGTCCACGCTTCAACCACGTTCGCCTTTGTTGCATCACCTGAGTTGCGCATTGCTGGCGTGACGATCACGCTGTTGTCAGGACCAGACCCAATTGAAGAAATGCCCAGAACATTTAGCCCGGTCACTGTCGGAAGTGCTGCCGATTCCTCGAACATTTTTGCAGGCGTACGAACAGCAGAATATCCAAATCGGTAGCCAACTGATGATGTGATTCCGCCAGTGCCGGTATCGTAAACTATGGCAGCCGATTTTGTGTTGCGGGTATCTGTAGTCGGATCTCCGCCTGCCGTCAGGTCCACAGTAACAGGGTCAAAACCAAGTGCTGTAGAATACAGAATTGTCAATTCATTGCCTATTACAAAGACGCTATCAGGTATCCCGGAGGCGATTGACATCCAGCCTGTATCTGCTTGGTCTAGTGAAAAGGACTCGATTGCAGCTTCAAGGGCTGCCAAGAACACGGAGGGAATATCTGTAGTGGATACATACGTAAAGTCTGGACCATCGATGAGAGAGAATGTGAATGTAGCTCCTTCTGCAATGGCCGAAACGTTTAACGTAAGATAGTCGATATCCGTTGCCCAGTTTCCAGTCGTCGAACTCCAGGTTGTCGTGCCACCAACCGCTGACTGCGTGCTTGTCATAGCAATGCCGGAAATATCTCCGGACGATGCCGACCATGTTGCCTCTACCGTGATCGGCAACAAAGGCCACGGGCCGCCAGTTACAGTTGCTGCCGTGCAGTCTGACGTTGCCTCGAACAGTGTTTCAACTTCTGCCGCTGTCGAATCGTATGGAATTGTGATTGTTTCGTTTGATGTTCGCGTCTTAAAATAAACGTTGCCGCCAATAAGTGCGTGAGCGTGCAGAATGTACGACTTTGTCGCTCCGTTGCTGGTAAACGACAGGAACTCAATGAATGGAATTCGCTCGCCGACGATGACGTAATCCCCGCCGGAAAGTGCAGCGGCGTTTGTCATGGTCAGCCCATTTACCAGCCCGACAGACGTTCCGGTGATGGTGTCGCAGAACAGCCCTGTGAGCGTTGCTGATTCGATTGTTGTACCGTCCAGTGAGTCCAACTTAAAAACCGACAAAGGTTCGCAGACGTTTGCAACGAGCGTTGCTGTGTTTCGATTGCCACACGCCGCGTACGTTGGATAATCTCCGGCCGCGATCGCGTATTTGTCCAGCGTCGCCGACAGGTTTGGGACAACTCCAGAGATTGCATCAACGCCGTAGTGATGACGCCAGAGTGAGCCCGGCCCGTATTCCCAGACAGTTGTGCCGTCTGTTTTGTCGATGCATTTGATTGTAATAGCCTGCAGGCGCGGCCCGCGTTGAGAACCAACTCCGCAGTGAATGGTCTTGAACTCCCGCCGCGTTGCGTGCCTGCGTGCTGTCGCTTGCCGTTCCGGGCTGCCAGTGCATTGCCCTGCGATGATGCGAAACTCACGCCGCGTCATACTGGTGCAACTCCTCGATCGACAATCAGAACTGTGGAAGGCCCGCCAGTCGTAGACATCTCAAAACGGCGCTCCACGATTTGCACGTATCGCCGAGTTGGTGCCGTGCTTGGTGCGGAATCGAGGCTGATTTCTCGCCCCTCTACTTTTGTGATCAGATCCCCGATCTTGTATTCCTTGTGCCAGCCTGGCAATCGGAACTCGCAATCGATCTCCGCGTAGTGGTTTTGATCGCGGATTTTTTCAGCGTAGCTTTCGATCGCAGTGCTATCGTTCCGCTCGTCCGCACTTCCAGTCAGAACAGACGCATAAGCTCCGCTGGACTGCCGCCAGCGTCGCTGAAACTTCTCTGGGGCCAATATCACCTGTTCGTTGACTCGAGCGTTCACAGCCCATGCCTGCTTCGCTGCGTATCCTCGAACGCGGTAATCACTAAAGACTGTGCCCGTGATTCGAAGCCGTCCAGTGCTGCCAGCTTCGTAGATCTCGATCGGAATTTCGTTTCCGTCAAAGTAAATCCCGATTTGATCGGGGCAGAGCTTGATTGTCCAATCGGGTTCTTCTGGCTTCCACGTTGTTCCGCTGTCTGTTGAATACTCAACTTTGACCGGCCGCCGCTGTTTCTTTGCCGTCGTGTCGCTGTCGTTGACTTGATACGTTAGCGGCTCGCCCATCGTCCTGCGGTGCGGTGTCGCGATGGTAAAGACAGACCCGAGATCAGGAACGGAAGGAGTTCGCCCGAGTCGCGATGTAGTGGGATCAATGTCGCCGGCTTCATTCGCCACGAACAGCCGCCATGCTGACTCATTCGAAGCGTATTCCGACCCGTCTTTTTTTGCCAAGTCGGCAGACGCGATTGAGTCGTTCGCAGATGGCCAGGCTGGATAGAGAGGCAGTGTTACTTCGGCCTCTTCAAACTCGCCAAGCACGACAACTTGGTTGAAACTATCCCCGATAGAATTGCTGACAACCAACTGATTGACGTTTGCCGTCGCAGGGTCAACGGTGCCGCCGACCTCTGGCCAGTACAGTTCTTTTTCGTCGCCAGATCCGATCTTGAAAAACACAATCTGTGGTTTTGGTTGCTCGTAATCGATCCAGTGATTGTAGCCGAGCGGAATCAGGATCTTGTCCAGTGCTGCCGGAAGTCGCGTTCCAAGTTCAATCACCACGTTCCGAATCGGTGGCGCACTTGTCAACGTATCGAGATCCACTGAGACCGGGCGAGCAATAAACTCTTCATCAGGATTCAGCAGTTCGCACAATGCCTGAACTGCTTCGTACAGGTTCCATTCCTCGCGTACCTGCCCCTGATAGGTTTCGCCGACCGATGAATCCGCAATCTCCGGGTGTGTCCACAAATTGCCACTCAGGCCCGTGCCCGTTCGCGTCTTGTCCGATCGGTTAAAAATCGTCTTGTCATCGACGGTCGGATTGAAAACGATGTGATCAGAAATCTTGCGTTCTGCTGAGTCGATCGCATCCCAAACCAGATACCCGCTGACGGGCTCACCAAAATGGTACGGCCTCAACTGGCTGGATGCCGTGAGCGTTTCGCTCTCCTGATCAATGCGAAATCCCTCGCCAACATAATCGCCAAGATGGATCACGGTTCCGTCAGGTTCCGGAAACTTGATCTCGACCATTCTGGCAAATGATGCTGGCTGATCGCGATCTGATAACGATTCGCTGAGTGAGTATTTCAGATCTGCGTAATCAAGACGGGATCCTGCCGACTGAACTACGATTGAGCAGTAGACATTCTCGAACTCGTCTGCATCGCCCGGCGTTGTGCCGTCTTCCGGCCCGAGCAAAACGGTAAACTCTTCGTATGGTACGAACAGTTCGTCGGCTTCGTTGAAAATGTCTGTGCTCATTTATGCGTCCAGAACCATAACGCGAACTTTTACCGCTGCCGTGTTGGCCTTCATATAAAGTACCGTTGTGCCGGTATTCAGTGTGATGATGTTCGGAAGGCCCGTTCCAGTTGGGAATAGCCTCATTGGGTAGACCGTAGTCGCGAAACCGACCTCGCAATAGTTGGTTGCATTCAGGTTCTGCAGAATGCAAATCTTCGGCGTTGTCAGCCCTGTGATTGTGACCGTCGTTTCGGTGGTCGCAATGGTCGGTGATACGTCGAAGATTGCCCCGGTTGTTTGCGTCGTCAGAATCTTGGCTGGCTTAAAGTCAGACCGCAAGAATCCGTTTCGCAGTACCAATGAAATGCTGGTTGTGATTTCATTCGCCATCTGACTTTACCTTTCCAGCGTCACCGAAGCCCGGCTGAGTGATCTTTGCGAACTCCTGCTGCCGGTGTTCGTCAAGACTGCCTTTGCCATCCCATGAAGCGTCAACATCAACGACTGGCTTCAGCACTGGCTCAACCACTGTTTCCGGTTCGACGTGAATCGTATCGTCATCAACTTCGCTCATGATTTCACCTGCCTAAAACTGAGTATGCCTTTGCAATTCCAACCGTTCACGCCTGATCCATCGAGCCACGGATCTTCTTCTGGTGTGAAGCCGTTAAAGATCACGTTCAAAAATTGCAGCCCGTCAACATCAAGCGTTCCGGCCGCGTTGATTTCATCGTTCAACGTGACGATTCCGGCGTGTAGATTCGCGTGAGACGAATAGCCGGTGAGCTGAAGCCAGCAAGTCAGATCCCGGCCGCTCAGCTTTCCCGTCAGGATCACTTCACCAGTTGCCCCGAACCAGCGCTGCGTTACTCGCGCGGCATCGTACGGCCCCGGCTTGACGCTGCCGTTTAGATGCGATCCTGTGTCGATTCTTTCGACGTTGTCTTTGTCGGTCAGTGTAATCGTCATGGTGCCGTCGCCGCCGGAAGCGGTGCCTCTTTAGGTCTAACGGCTGGTTGTGGTGGACGCTGTTGTTTTGGTTGTTGGCCGACAATCGCCTCTTTTACTGCTCGCATTTCTAAAAGCAGTTCGCGGAACCCTTCGTTCGCAATCATCGCGTCTGTCAACTCTTTGGGAGACAGCAAGCCACTTCTGTCTTTGTCTGCGTTAGCGACGGCTGACCGCATTTCGTTCGTCATTTGGCCTTTTGCATTGAGATCGAGAAGCATTCCACTGGCTTCGTCTCCGCTGATTGACCTGTCTCGGTTTTTGTCCACACTTTCGATCATCAGCTTTGCATTGTCTGCAATGCGACGTTCTTCAACGGATTTTACGCTGCCTGCTAACTCTTGAATGATCGCAATCTGAGCATCGAGTTTTGCTTGATCCTCACCGGACACGCTGCCACCGACCGGGATAAACCCGAACGCTGTTTCTCTTTGCTTCAGTTCTTCCAGTGTAGTTGTCGCTGCGGTTGCCGCGTCTTGCCCTGAAGCCATTCGCACCTTAAGTGCGTTCTTTGCATCAGACAACGTCAAAGAATCAAGCCCTGAAGCATTCGTGACGCCATCGACGGCGCGATTGAATGCCTCTATAATACTTCCCTCGAGTGCCAGTTTTGCATCCGTGACCTGATCGGCTGCCTTAGATTTGTTGGCGGCTTGCAGATTCTTTGTGTTCTCTGCGATCACCGTTACGAGTGCGTCAAAGTCTTTCTTTGCCCCTTCCTGCGAAGTGACGATTGCCGCCGCTGCCGTTTCCAGTTCAATGGCTTTGTCCGTTCCTGTGACTAATTGCCGGACTGCAGACTTGCCCTGATTCTCTTCAATAGTGCTCAGGAACTGCTTGGCAATTTCCGGATTAGTCCGCATCGCCTGCATTCGCTCGTCAAGCGTGCCTAGCTTTGAGAACGCTTCGATTGCGTTTCTGTCTAGTGTGGATTTTGTGCCATCGTCAAGAGTTGCTGACGTTTTTGGAATGAACGTATCCATCTTTGAAAACATCTGCCGCATCGTCGTGCCAGTGACAGACATGTCTTTATCTTGCAGCAACTGAGACATGACCGAAGCCATCTCAAGCGTGCGTTCAGATCCAAGTGCGGCTATTCGCTCCCCGTCCGTGTTGGCGGCTGCCATTGCGGTGGCCATGTTGTTAATAGACACCGCAAGATCTTCACCACGGGCTGCTTCTTGGAACTGGCTCAACTGTCCAAGAGTTGATTCAAAGTCGCGGTTGCCAGTGGTCGAGGCCATCGTGAGCATTCCCGACATAATCGGAATCGCTTTTTGGGCATCTCCTGCAGTCAACTTCAGCGTGGCCGATGACAGCTTCAATGCTTCGTCAAGATCCTTGGCACCGCCAGAAATACCAGCGGCCAACATGCTCGCGAGCCCCTCCTGAGTCACGCCCATTTGCGGTGCGTTCTGTTCAATCATGCCACGGGCCTGCGCGACGTTATCAGCTCCGATGTTCAGAGCCATTTCAGCAATCGCGCCTTCAACCGATTGCATCGTGGTCGATGCTTTTAAGCGAACCTGCTGTGCCTTTTCGAGTTCAGCGATGGCCGCTTCAAGCACCATTTTGAACGCAGTCATTCCGGCCGCAAGCCCGCCGAGCTTTTGAACGGCAGTATTTCCAAGAGCACTCAATGCAGATTGATTGCTGGCCATCGCCTGCTTTGCACCGTTAAATGATGCTCGCAGTTCGTCGACCTTTTTTTTCTGATCAGCAAAAGCCTTGGTCCCGATTTGCAGCCCAGCCAGTGCCGCCTCGTTTTGCTTTAATTCCTGCTCGAGCTTATTAAACGAACCGGCCGCCGCGTCCGCACCTTTCTTCGAGGTGTCGGTCAGCTTCTGCATTGCTTTTTCTTGACGCTCAATCTTGGCGTCAATCTTCTGGATCGTGTTCAGCATACTCTGTGCTGTTGCGATCCATTCAACGGTTATGATTTCATCCGGCACTGGATGCTCCTCTCTGCAATCCGAGCGTTGAGAGGAACGTATCCATAATGTGATCTCGGCCTGTCCACATGTCGAGACGCACTGCAACTTCTGGCAGGAGTCTGTAATTGACTCGCAGCAACTTCAGCAGCCAGTGAATCTGCACAGATGGTTCAACACGGAAAACCATGTCTCGAACGCCAAACTCCCGCATGTATTCATCACGGATGAGCTTGGCTTCGTCGCACATCCAAGAGAACTGGCGAATAGTCTCCCATCGCATCGAGCCATCATCAGCATAGACTGCTCGCGCGTCGACCGTGTCAGGTGTCGGCAGTTTCCAACGTGATGCCCCGAACTGAACCAGCGGCCCGGACTGCGTGTAATGCCGTCGCAGTTCGTTTTCCTTCGGTTCTTCCTTTGTCCAAAATCCGACATAATAAAGCGGATTACCGTCGACTTTTTGCACTGACGGAACCCACTCCTGCTCCGATGGTGAATAATCGTGCCTGCATTTCGTCGGGTCATGCAGATGTGCGATCGTTACGCCTGACAAGCCGTTCGGCCCGTTCTGGCACACGACAGCGTTATGTCCGCCAAGCAGATCAGCAAGACCGGCCGCCTTGGCTCGGTCTTCGATCTGATTTGGCGAACAGTCTGGAATGAACGTGAGGAAATGCACTCGGAACCTCTCGCAAATTATGGCAGGGCAACGGCAGCAGCAGCAGTCAACACCTTGCCGTGTAGCGTGATCGTTGCGGATCCGTCGTCGTTGTTATTCACGGAAATGCTATCGGTGTCAGCGAGGCCAGCGGCAAAAGTAAACCGAACGTGCTCCGATGTCGCTGCCGATGTGAACACACCAGAATCGGCCCGCTTCTTCATGTAGAAGTTGGCCGATGTCATCGCCGTAAAGTCGCCAACAGTTCCGGCGATTGAGTCGAAGTCATTTACAGTGAGTTGCATTGTCGGCATAGCGGCTTTGATCGATGCAAACAGCGGGAAGGTTGAGCCAGATCCCAAAGGCGGCTTAACGACTTCAATGCCCGGCGTCACTCGAAACGACTGAACGCCAGCGATCGCAGTGCCATTGATATAACACGGCCCGAGCGTGTATTCAGCACTGAATGCCTGTGCCGCGATTGATTGACCGGTTGCGTCGTCGCATCCCTTCGTCACACCGTCAGCAGACAGCCAATGCACGTCCATGTTTGCTAGTGCGAAGTCCCCGTCCTGCGATGCCTCAAACGATGTCGGCACGATCAAAGCATTCGCCCCGGTCAGATGCACATTGTTTGCGCCAGAAACGAAAACGGCCCCTGCTGCTCGGATCTTGTACGGGATGGTGATCGTGCTGGCGAGAAGCGAAAGCCCAGCACTGCAAAACGCATTGCTGTTGAGTGCGACCAATGCCGCCAAGTCGCCCGACACAATCTGCGAAATCTCACCGCCAGCTTTGCCGCTGACCTGCACAACAGCAGCCCCGCCGGAGTTCATCGCCTTGCGGTGTTCCTGATTGGTCGAATGATTCGCCGTTGTAACTTGGCGGATATTCGCCGCACCAAACACCGCATCAGCACATACAAAGTATTTTGGCATTATCTGGTCCTTCGTTTTCGTTTGCGGCTGTTGGCCGGGTTCAGTGCTGCGATCCTGTAATCGATCGCCAGTCGTTTTCGTTCTTCAGCGATTTCCGCCTTTGACATCACCGCGATTTCTTGCTTCTGCCACGATGCCATTCGCCTAGTGTTCTGTCGGGTCCATCTGGCCTTCTGCTGCGGGCTCATGGCCGCCCACTCGTCAGCCGGTAGTTTCGACCCCAGTGCCGCCCTGATCTGCAACCTTGCCCCGTCAGGTGTCGCCGTGATCTTCGTCCTGATGGACTCCTTCATTTTTCCGCTGGCGACGTTAGGCAGATTTTTTGTGCGGTACAGTCTCGCCTTTGTCTTCTCCCACTTTGCCGATCGTCGCCGGGCTCCGTATTCAGAGTAAGCGACCATCTTGAAGTGCTTCGGCAATCGATTCGCAACATGGCGTTCCATGTTCTCGCGATTCAACTGCCGCATGATTCTGTTATGAACTCGCGGAAGTAATTGAGCCCGCTGGATTTCCAGAACGATGTTGATCGTCATATGAAATCAACGCCCATCGAAATGACGAAGTTCCATTCACTCCCGCCGCCGTTCACGTCTGGATCCAACCGCCCCGGCATCAATGGAATATCGAGGCTGTCAATCATTGACTGGCCAGCCCCTCCGACAGCTCCATTGATCGCGTCAAGCATCGCCGAGAACTGCTGCCAGATCCAAATGTACTGCACTGAGTAAGTGAACTTTTGAGCCTCTGGCATTTCCAGATAAAACCGCATTTCGAAAACTGCGGTTCCCTGAAGCCGATTCGCCAGCCACTTCGTTGATAGGCTTGTGATGTCCAACACGATGCAAGGATTTGAGCTTGATGTCGATTCGTCCGGATCAAGCTCAACGGCCCCATAGTGAATTCGCTTGGCCGCTTCGGCTGATGTCGAGACACCGCAAATCGTTTGCCATGCTGACAAGCCTGAAAGCATTGTCCGCAGAGTTGCCAGCGATGTTCCAACGTCCAGAGCGGCCATTAAATGTCACCAGTTCGGAACACTCGCCCGCCCTTAACTTCCTGCTGAGTGCGTGCGAGCTTTGCCGTTTTCATTCCCTGCATCGGGTCAGACACATAAACAACCTCGTACCGGAATGCCCCGATTTGGACCGCATCGGCCTCTGTAAGTGTCGACGTTTCGGCAATGTCGAACGTTCGTGAATGCGTGTAACCGCGTCCGCGAACGTCGTCGATTGCTGGCATGTCGTCGCCGGGGATGCCAATGATGGTCTTGATGTTGCCTGCATCACCTCCAACAAAACGCTGGCATGTTTCGGCAAAGTCATCGACTTGCAGAAACACATCAGCGACGTCGGAAATTATCAGGGTTTTCAAGGACATTACGCACCATAGGCGAAGTTAAAGATTGGCCGGACAGTAGCAACTGTGATCGACGGAACGCCTGTTCCTGATGCCTTGGCAACTGCGATGTAAGGCTGAACGTTCAGACCAGCCCCGAGTGCCGACATGTCGAACGTCGTGGCTTCTGCAACTCGCTCGCCTTCGATGAAAAATCGAACGTCGGAAAGACCTTTTTCGAAATCGATTTTGAAGGTCTTGTATACACCAGCAAGCGTCTGTCCGGTCGCTTTGTCGTCGTTATCAACGGTTGCGTCGTCGGTTTCGACGACGACCGCAGATGTCGATGCAGAGCCCTGCATTCTGAACCATGCGTTTGTCGCGATGCTGTCCAGCGTCGCGTTGTGTGCCGATGCCAGCCCGAAAACGATCGTCGTCACAGAGTCGACACCGGCGACCAGTGCCACGAATTCGATGTACTTCAGTGTGCGAACGTCGAACGCCAGAACGTCGTTGTGGTACAGAACAGCAAGCTGTGATTCGCTGGTGCTCGTCAATGTCAGCTTAGCTGCACCGCCGTCAGCAGTGACACAAAGTGCAGTCGGAGTTGTTCCAGTCAGAACCGCCGTCCAACCGTTTTGACCTGGCGTTGTCGTAAACGCCTGCGCTCGTGTGAAATGTTCTCCGCCGATTTGCGGCCATTCGATTGTACCACGATTGATCATCGTTATTCACCTTTCGAGTCTGTTTGCCCCTCTCGGGGACTGAGCTATTCGCGGGAAACATTCCCGAACAGTAACACTGCCGCAAGCCAGTCCTCGGAAGGACTGGCTCTTGGCTAACGCAGAACGTGGTCAATTATTCCCCGTTGTGTTTCTGCATACCGCGATGGTCCAGAGCCTTCGCGGCTACTGACTGCAGCACATAGTAAGTGCTTGCAAGAGTATGCTCGTCACGCACTTCGCGCACCTGTGGAGTTTCCTGACCAGCAAGGAACGTGACTTCGACTGTTTCAACTCGCGTCGGATCTGCGAACAGATAGAACGCTTTTGTCGATGCTGCATCAAGCAGTGGTTCCACGACAAGTTGCAGAGATCGAGTCGCGTTGAACGTTCCGGCCCCGGTAGATGCTGGATCGTAAATCGAGTTGATCAGCACTTCCGCTGTTGTTTCCAGTGTTGCCGGAACAACCAAGTAGGACGGAGTCAGATTCAGGATGTCTGAGGACTCAGTTCCCTCTGGCGTGTTCTCGCCTCTCATCAATCGCATCAGAGCCTTCATCGCTCCGATGGTTGCTGATGTTGGCGTTGCAGATCCAGTCGTGAGATTCTTTCGGAATCGCAAGCTCGCTGGCGTTTCAAGAAACAATGCCTGCCCGTCTCTCATCGTCGGGTTGCTGGTGACTTGTGCCCACGCAACCGTGTTAACAGTTCGAGCGGCAGCATCACCCAACTTCATCGGCGTTGATGTCAAAGCTGACATGTCATCGTTGACGATCAGCTTGTACCCAAAGTCAATACCGATAGATCGGCACTCAACCGCGTAGGTTGCTTTGCCATCTGCCATGCTTGCCATTTCTGGACGAACGGAATCATTCCACACTGGCAGGTTTGGAATGGCTCCCAACTGCATCCGGTGAATGTTTTTGAAGTCGGTCGCTGACTGACCTTGCTTCATTGGTCCTCGCCATGTTGCCGGGACTTCCTGATACCCGATCATCATGGACTTATTGACAGCATCGAGCGTCAGGTTGCTGAATGATCCTGAACCGTGATAGGCAGCGCCACCAGCCGAAGTACGAATGCCTGCCTTTTCAGGGCCAAACATTGCACAGATGGCAATCTGATCGCGAGTCAAACCGAGTGTCTGAACGCCGCGTGACCGAACGTATTCAGCGGCCATGTCGAACAGGGTTGCATGACGAAAATTGTCGGCAGCCTTGCTTCGCTGAGCGGCAGGGTAGTATTTTTCGAGCTTTGCTTCGTTGCCATTTAATGCAGCTCGGCAAGCTGTCAAAGTCAATGCTGATCGAAGATCGACTTCGAGTCGCTCCGTGCCGCTGGAGATGTGGCGAACAGTCACACCGTAACCGATGTTTTCGGTCTGCTTTGCCTTTGCGTCTTTAATGTGCTTCCGCACGGCCGCGATGTCTTCCAGCGATCGGCACGTTTCAACTTCGCCAGGCATGTCGGCCATTTCGCACAGTTCGCGGACATCGACTTCGAACGCCTTGCGAGTTGCAGCCTGATCGGCGATCGCCTGACGGGTCGCATCAGCAACCAGCTTGGCAAGATCGGCAGCGGTCGGCAGAGTTTGAGTCTGCTGACTGCGTTCTTCTTTCTTGACTTCGCCGAGATTACCGGCGTTGTCGATCAACCATCGCTGAGCCTGTTCGTCTGTGTGTTCCGCTGGCATACCTTTTGACACCAGCAAAGCGCGTAGTTCTGGATTCATTGCAAATTCTTCCTGTTCTTCTGAGGACTTGAAACGGACTGCCGCCGGGTCCAGCCCTCGCAGCTTCGCTTGATCATCTGCCCCGATCGGAGTCAACGAGACTTCCCGGAGCCGCCACTTCGTCACAACATTGACCGGCCCTTCATAGGTCCGATTTCCGATTGTTTTCTTTGCCCCGGCTTCAATGTACTGGCGTTTCAGAACGTCATACCCAACGGACACGTCGGTGATATGCCCGTCGCGAACGCCGCCAAGTGCGTCGTCGGATTCTTTGCTTTTGCGGAACACCAGCGTTGCCGTGATTTCGTTGCCGTTGACTTTAATTTCCCGAGCGGAACCAAGCTGATCTTTGACAGATCGGCGTTGATGTGAGTCGAGAAACGGCACTTGCCGATTGGATGGGAACTCTGCTCCGGATGGCACCAGAACTTCCGGAACCATTGCTTGGCGGCCCCAGTCGGGCATGTCCACCGGCTGCTCAGTGCTAATGACCGCTTCAACGCTTCGTGTTTCTTCGTTGAACGTCGCGGCGCGAACGCTCAATGATCGATAATTCGTGTCGGCTGTTGCCTGATCACGTTGGCTTCGCTTACGCATTTATTGCTTCCTCCAGCATGTCGTCCTCGACTGAATCCTCTGGCAATTCTTCTTCGCTGGAGGCTGCCATTTGCTGAACGGCCATTTGATCCTGAGCGTCGATGCCCATGATGTTATTGATGACTTCTGTCGGGATGCCCTTGGCCTCCGCTACTTCGTAAAGCTCGGCAACATCATTCAGCACGTCTCGCCAGTTTACGTTGATTTTGGCGCATTCCATTTGAAGCGAAGAAAGCCCAGCGTGAATTCGTTCGCTGGCTGCTCTAACGTCATCCTTCGGATTGATGGAAAGAGCGACGGGGCCTTGCCAGTTTGCCGATGAAAACATTTCCGGATTAGACTGGAACTCTTCAGCCGACACGATGCCATCGAAGTAACCTTCAAAGACTGCGGTGCGAAGAATCGTTTCCCAAATTGGCTGGCAGTAATGCGACGCAAACCACTCCTGAACGATCTGGATTTCTGGCCAGCAATCGTTGTCCGCTGATCGCTCAGAACTGAATGAACTGTTGCGATAGTCCCCGGTTACAGTGCTGGCTTTCGTGCCTGGCAAAGCTGCCGCCGTGCCTCGCTGAAGATGCTGCACGAACGCTTCCGGGTTCATGTTTGGCTGATTAGGCGAAAGCAACTCGAACGATCCGTCTTTCCCTTTGTTGATCACCATTCCCGGCTGAATTTTATTGATCGTGTTGCCGTCGCTGTCGGTCAGATCAGATCCATCTGCAGAGTTTGAATTGTATTCAGTTCCCTGATTGAGCCCGAGCTTAGTCGCTCCGGTTGGCTTGCTGTAGGCTGCAACCATGCACGAAGCCATCGCAGACGCAGTCAACACGTTGTATTCAAGGTCTTCTGTGCGTCGTGCGCGAAGAATTGCCGACGAAAACCACGGTACACCGCGAACTTCGTCAATGTCTTCCTCAAGGTATAGATGTCCAATCTTGTCGATTGGCACTCGTGTTGCTGTCGCTGGAGCTGCGGCCGCATCAGAAACGAGGTTGTTTTTGACCCAATATGCAACTCGCTCCTCGTTCGCGTTGAATTCGATTCCGCGAAACAGGCGATGCCCCTCCGGCAGTGTGGTTCGCAGGATTTCTGATTCACTGGCGAGTCTGCACGTATCGACCAACTGCAGGACCACCGCAATCGGCAGGTTCCGGCGTAATTGTTCGGCCTGACTGATCGGCTTCATTCGATAGAGCGTATCGCCTGACAAAATCGTCGACCGGAATGCCAATCTTTGCTGGCAGCCCATCGTTAAACCGCCTTTTCCAGGCAGTCCACGGGCATCAAATCCGCTCTGCAACTGCTCCCACAACTGCATTGCACGCTCTCGAAACGGCACATTCGGAGTGCCATCGGCGAACATTGCCAGCGATTCAGGGTGCATTCCCTTGCCGATCACCTTGGCTTCCAAGGATCGGACGATTTTTCGACAGCTTGGATTGTCTCGGTACAGATCCCACGACTGAGCGCGAAGAAATTCGATTCGGCTTCCCGCGACTTCGTTTTCCTTTTGAACAACTCCGCGAAGTGCGTTAAGTCGATTCAGGTTTGCGGCTGCGTACGGACCTTTTGCAGTGCCTAAAAGTTTATTGACCTGCTGAATTGTGGCCCGTGCTTCCATGCGGCGAAGCTGAGCCGCTGGCGAAAAGATGCCGACGATAGAATCAATCAGGCTCATAGGCTCGCATCTCCCAGTGACAGGAGAGAGCACATTGAACCTGTTGAACCCATTGCAACTTCGTCCATTAACTCTTTTCGAGTCTGTCGAAGCTGAGCGAGATCAGCCATTCTCTGCCTACGACCGCCCGGACCCTGATACTCTTGCGAGGTCAAAGCCTTCAAGATTGCGGCGTTAGTCGCGTCGAGAAGATCGGAGGCAGTTGTCATGCTCGCAGTTTGCGAGACTCAATGACAAATGTCCTTACCAGTGTTGCTAGTGTGGCAAAAGAATTATCGCTCACCGTCCAGTCTGACAATCCGATGCTCAACCTTGATCACTTCAAGCTTCACTTCGACTGTCCAGGTGTGACCGCACGGGCCGCGATCTCCCTTTGTGCATTTGTCGCACTTGTAGTACCGCGTCCGGCCATGCGTTGAATACGCCGTGCCGTAACCGCCGTTTCCAGTCCAGCAAATGGGGCAATGGCGATACTCTTCAATGGTTCGCGGTTGCGGCTTTTCGACTGGCGTTTCCGCGATCTTTTGAACTGGCTTCTCTGGTCTCTGCTTACTCATTCCAGTTCCTTCCGTCCGGCCGCTGCGTTCCTTGGTTAACAATGGTTTTCCCCTGTGTGTAAATTCCAGACCGAGGCGGAAAGCCTCCATTCTCTGACACATACGCCTGAGCCAGAGCAAGACCGTACCGAATCACGTCGCGTAAATCGTTAGGCTCGTTTTCGTTCTTCTTCACCCACATCAACTTTGCATTGCCGCGCGAGTCCATTTTGTCCGCGATAGTGCCGTTGCAAAGCTGCTCGAGCAGGTCCGCGTCATTTTCCGAGCCAGTGCAGAGTGATAATGATTCAGGTTCTTCTGGTAGTCGTTCATCGAGCCGGGCTTGCAGATCCGTTTCCCAAAAGTCCGTATTGACCATCAGCAGTTGCTGGCCGGCGTTGTCGCCTCTTTCGATCTCGGCAAGACGATACGGCAGCCCAGCAAGATCAGTCGATGAGCCTTTGATTGCGAGAAGGCCAGCGTGATCATTGCAAAAGTCGTACGTCTTTTTGGTGTCCCATCCTGAGTCTACAGCGGCCGCATGTGGAAGCATCGGATTGCCGCCGTCAGCGTGAATAAATGGATTTCGAATCTGAGTGTCCCAGATTTCCTGCAACGAATGGTTGTAGCCGTAATCAACCAAATGTGCCCGGCCATCAAGCCCGTGTGCCATGACTCCCCAGACCCGAAACCCGCCGTCAGATGCTTGCTGGTCGATCGTGACGGTCAAAAGCCGAGTCCACTCTGGCAATACTCGCCTCTTCATATCTGTTTTCAGTCGCTCACCAACTATTTCAGGCGTCGACTTTGACCGTCGAATCTCCCACGTTTCGCCGATGTAGGAATTGACCACGTCCTGTAGATCTTTCGGCCGCTTCTGTGCCAAGATCCACCGGCGCGGAAAGCTCCCCCACGTCTCAGTGAGTGCGTACCAACTTGCCAGCGGTCCAAATCCGACCGTGTCGGATCCATGCCGCTTGGCTCGTCCGTGAATCTTGCCATCCAGTGTGATCGTGCAGCCGTCAGGAACCCAAACGCCACGCCGCAACATGATCGTTCTGTGATGGTTTTCAATCTTCTTTTCGCAGAACTTGCAGACGTAATGAGCCGTTGCAAAGGCCAGCTCCGCATCTGAGTGCCCTGTTTCCGGATGCTCCCACGCGAACCCGCCAGGCTTTCCCTGCTCGCCTCTGACTAAGACCTGAAATTCTCCGCAGTGCGGGCACGGAACGTATCGACGATGCTGATTTGATTCGCTCATCATCTTTTCGATTCTCGACCGGCCTTTGATCGTCGGTGTTGATTCGAAAATGATTTTGTGATCTGGAAAGCCTTTGAATCGGTTTACGAACAGTTTCAGCGAGTCGCCTTCGTCCGATGCTGAGCCGTCCCATTTATCAATCTCGCTGGCATGACCGAAGAACGCTCCGACATCGGCAAGGCTCGTTTCGGATCCAGACCACCCAACAAAGACCTGGCATGCCTCCAGCTTAACGTGCAGCTTGCTTCGACGTGCTTCGGGTGGCAACTGCTGCCTGACGCCTTCCGTTGACGCAAGAATCGGGTAAAGCCTTGAGCCAACGACTCTGCCGGCCGCGTCTTTTGTTGGGCCTGCGAACATCATGTTGCGGGGATTCGTGCCCGCAACCTTGGCAATCAATGACAGTGCGGTCGTCGTCTTGCCTAGTCGCGATGCCCATTGCAGCACGATTTGCCGAACTCGCGATGAATCGAACGCCTCAAGAACTCCGTCAACGTGCGGGTAAGCTGCCAGCGAGAACGGCAAGCCGCTGGTTTCCGTGCCCTTCGGCATCGTGACATATTTTGGCAGCCATTGGGAAGAAGAAATGTGTTCGTGGGGTCGCAGGAACTTCGTTGCGTTGAGTCGAATCATTCCCGTGCTTCCTCCTTTCCAATCTCTGCCGTCTCAAGTCGTCGCTGCGTTGCCAGCAACATATCCCGGCAATGTCTGTCTGTTTCCTCTCGCACGAAGTCTTTCAGTTCCTGCGGTGCCGATGCCGCCAGCATCTCTGGCAACTGCATCACGCCCGTTCTCAATTCAATTAGTGCTGTCGATGCCCATAGTTCTACGTCCTGCCGATCGATCACAGATCCCTTCTCACGATCCAATTCCAACCGCTTTGACTCGACCTGAATCTGTCCTAGCTCAAAATCCTGCTGTCTTTTTGCCGCTGCCAAATCTGTCTGCTGAATCCAGTTGCACCGCCATTGAACTATCTGCTTGATCGGCCATCGCCCGGGCTCCCCCGGCATTGCTGGCGTTTTCAGTCTCCACTGCCTGACTGTGTGCTCATCCAGCCCGAAAAACTCTGCTACTTCTCCCAATGTTTTCAGGTCAAACCGATCACGCTCTTTGGTTGATTGCTCAACCTCGGCAACCAACTGCATGACCGCTTCAAGGTCTTCAGGAGTTTCCGCCGAGCCGAGCAATTCTTTCAGCGAGTTTTCGTTTTGACTCTGCAAAGTTGTCTGCCGTTACCGGGCCTAGTTCGTGGGTGTGACGGTGTTCCACTTGCTGGGGCATACCATCGGCTTCGATCTTCAAATCCTGTGCGACCATTTGCCGAACTTCAGCAGCCGCGCGAACAGCCAGTTCCTCATCCGGGGTTGTCAGGGCAATCTTGACGACTCGATTGGCGATTCGCTGCATGTCGCTCGGATCGCTCAGCCAGCCCTGTCGCCTCGCTCTGCCAATCAACTGCAAATCCCTCTGAATCACCCTGACTGGCTGATCCTCGCACAGTACGGCCCCTTCCCCGTTATCTGGCTGAAAAACCATGTTGTCCATCGCCTCAAAAAATCCTTAGAGACACATTTAGCCCGCAGCGAACCC